AACGATGAGGGACACCACTACACCAAGTGCATACTCCATTTTGGTGTTACTGGTTGCGACCTTTGTTTAAGAGCCACGCTTTCACGTTCGCAAGCCACTGCTTCAGTGCGTCGAGCCACGGTGAGACGGTTGCCGGCGTTATGGTCGCGGGTGGAAGCGGCGCAACCGGCGGCGTCGGTTCATAAGCAGTCCACGCCTCGATGATAGTTTTCGCGTCGTCCGCTGTAAGTTCTCCCTCGCCATGATTCTGCCAGTCCGGACCGAAGCTGTTTGTGAAACGCAGGGTACTGCCGTAGCCGTCGAGGTCGAAGAAATGCCCCGAGGGGTTCGACTGCGTAGCCCACGAAGAGGGAATCCACGGCTTTTTCAAAACCAGTACCGCTTTGTTCTGATAGATCGCCTGCTTCAGGCCATCTAGGGAAAGATCGGTCACCTGCGCATACGGCCCGATCCGGCGCGAGAGCCCATCCACGAATGCGGCCTGCGGTATCTTCGTCCAGTCCGCGTACTCCGCGATCGGCAACGTAACATCGTTCGGGAAGAGATCGTTCGTGCAGACGCCGTACTTCTGAAGCACTTTGAATATCGCGCGGCCATAGGTTCCCTTCTCGGGTGGTAATGCGTCTATCTTTTTGCAGAGGGAGAATACAAAGCGCGGGGATAAATCCTTTCCGAGACCGAGGAGAATGTTTTGAAGCTTGGCTCCCGCATGACCCCCACACGCCGGTTGCTGGTCCTGATTGTAAACTGGCAAGAGGGAAATATCCGGCAAGAAGGACGCCGGGATTGAGACCGGTGCTTGGACGGTTCCCAAATCGTAGTCCCGCTTGTCTTCCGGGCTTTCGATGCCCCCGAGTATCGCTTTTGTTTCGTCCATCATTTCGCCATTCTGATGATGAGTTGTAGGAGGCCGAGGGCGACGGCGATTCCCCCCGACCAATAGGCGATTTTGACGGACAACTTGTCAACCTTTACCTCAATGGAATCTGTCTTTTTATCAGATTTCGCATTGCCCTCGTCTATCTTCCTATCCAGTTCCTGAATCTGGTGATTAAGGTGCACCAACTCGTTCTCCTTGATGTTTTTCACTTGTTCTTGGAGAACAGCCACACCGGTCGAAAGGTCGGTCATCTTGCCCGCAGTTTCCACCGCCACTTTCGCCGCTGCCGCTGCCGCCGATGCCGCCGCTGCCGCTGCCGCTACTGCCGACGTGGCGTTTTTTATAACTGACATGGCTTTATTGTGCAATTGTTTCAGGATTCGGCAAAGAGGCGTTGTCCCCAGCGTATTTCACTTGAGGACAGAATTGATGTCTGTACCCTGCTTCGGCGGTTTGACGCGGAGGTTTTGGATATAGAAGAGATGGGTGGGGATCTGCTGCACCTGCTGGCCTTTGAGGATTTCCTTGAGCTTCGCCTGCTGCTTTTGGTTGAATTCTTGCCTCTGCTTCTTCGCCTCGTCAACGTTCTCCCCGGCAAGTTTGTTCAGCTCGATTTGCCGCTTGTCCTTCTCATCGCGCAAGCTCATAAGGTCGGAGATGATTTGCTTCTTCTCCTTCACGTTCTCGCTCGTTCCGGGCCGAATACCGATGATGGATTGTATCAGGGAAGTCGCGGTATCAACTCCCTTCTGTTGCGATTGCCCGAACGTGGAAACGGAGATCGGCTGGGCCGTCTGGAGTTCGCGCGCGAGCATTTTCTGCATCTTCTCTGGAAGCGTATCCGTCGGACGATACACGGGGTCGCCTTTGTAGTCGTATATCATCTCGCCTTTGAACAACGTGCCGAGATCCGTGAGAATTTTGTATGGCGTCGAGGTCATGCCAGCAACGCGCGTGTTGAGATCGGCTGGAATCTGGCCGGCCTTCCCGGAGATCATATTCCCATACACGCTCCAGTAGTCCTTGTCGTAGGTCATCATGTCGAAATACACATCGTCCCCGTTCCCGTCTTTGAGATTCGTCTTGATCTTGAAGAGGTCGCGGAGATCGTCGGGATTCTTGGGCAGGGCAGGCCAGTTGCCGGTCAAAATCTTCGTCCCGAGCGTACTCACCGTGAGTGTCGTGATCAGCGAATTCACGACGAACTGCGCGGACTTCTTGTCGCCTATGCTTGCCCGTGCCAGTGCGCGAAAATTGCCCTCGCCGTAGCCGGGGGCTTGGAATATGAGACGCAAGGCGCTCGTCACCGTACCGCTTCGTCCGAAGAGGCGCTCGTTCATCTCTCCGTAGAAGTTCTGATTGTTTTTGATGATGCGAAGTTTTTCTGGGTCCCTGAGCACCCGGCCGAGTTTCGCTTCTCTTGCAGCCACGTCCTGTTGAAACTTCTCGAACTTCAGCTTCGGGATGAAATCATCGAACATCCAGTGGATAAACCCGGGAGAAGGCGGGATGTATTTTGATTCAAGAATCGTGGCGGGAATCCTCAATATGCCCCCGAGGTAGTTTCCGGTCTCGATGCGATGCACCAGTGTCGTGAGTTGCGATTCTGCCTGCGATTCGATGCTGTAGCGGTGCCCTCCCCCGAGGTTCACGAACTCCTTGTAAACAGGATTGGTGGCATCCACGGGCTTGAAGGATTTCACAAAGTCGGCCCAACCCTTCGGATTTACGATTCCCCCCATTTCCGAGGCGATAGAACCCCGGAGCATATTCTGCATGTGGAAGATGCTCCCAAGGAATTTTACCTGTTGTGAAAGGTAGGTGGTCTGCCGGATGCCACGCAGGAAAAGATTCGAGCTTACCTTGTTTGTGGAGATAAGATTGTTGACCAGACGGGCGAACTTCGGCTCAAAAAGCATCCCATTGAATACGGAATCGTTGATCTTTGCCCAGTTTCGCAGTTGGTCGGGACCCGCCTTTTCCGTGAGCGTTCCGAGAGAAGAAATATCCCCCGTTTCTATCCGGTCGCGGAGTTGTTTTAATCCTACCCGCTGGGCCACGGCCATCATTTCGCTCCGGATGTTGGCGATAGGATTCTGGTTCTTGAGTTCTAGGCCGAAGTTCGCCGCGTCGGCGATCGTTGGCAGGGTTTTCTCTTTCGTATACCGTTCCGTGCTCCGCCAGTAATCGAGGAACCTCGACACTTTTGCGGCGTCTTTGTAAGTGCCATAGAAATAATCCTCGAAATAGTTCAGGTCAATGCCGTTCTTTTTTGCATAGTCGTAGACGTAATCCGATGCCTCCTTGATAGAGGTTTTGAGCGCGGGGTCTTGAAGTTCAGGTCTTAATTTCGCCCCGGCCTCGCGCTGAAGTGCCTGCGCTTCGGAACTCTCTGGCATACCGCGCGTGAGGTTGAAATCCTTCAGCTCCTTCTCGGAATACTTGCCGAACCATCCTTCGAGCTTCTTGAAATTTGAATCAAATGTGCGCGAGCGGGCGTTATCGAAAGACAGTGCCTCCGCCTCGGGCGTGTGGATCATGCGCATCGCAGCGGCATAACCCTCGGGATTCGCACGCTCAACGGGTTTCGCCGGCTCTATGATATTGACGATGGCGTCCTTCACGGCACGAAGCCCGTTGACAACCGCCGTGCCTGCTTCTTTTACCCGTGAAAGTGCTGGGCCGACATCTTCCTTCACGAACTTGTCGAGACCGAGGTTGAGGCCGGAAGCGAGTGTGACGGAGGTTTCTTTTGGCGTAACGCTTTCGGGAAGCGGTCTTGCCGTTTGCATCGTCTCCACCGCCGGTGCTCGCACCTCCACCTTCGGTGTCTCGGTCGCCTTTGCTTGCGCCATTTGCTGCGCCTTATCAACTATCGTCTTCGCGTCCTCGGCTCCGAACCTCGCTTCGAGTGCGGCCTTCTTTTCGGAAAGAACATCAGCCGAGATTTTCCCGAGAGCGAACTGTCCGGCGAGGGCGAGCATCTGCCCTGTTCCATCCACAATGTCATTCTTGGCCTTCTGGGAGATCATCGAGAGCTTGTCCACTATCACCTTGGCGGTATCCGGCCCTGCATCCCCGAGAAGCTGGAAAGGCAGCGAGATTAACCTTGACACCGTTCCGAGGATGGGAATCTTGTCCGCCCCTGAAAACAGTGCGGTGAGAGGAGACAGGACGGCCACTGCGGCCCCGGCGATTGTCTTCTCAGTGCCGCCGACCGCTTCAGACACTGACTTTGAACTGAAGAGATTCTTTATGTTCTCTGCCTCCTGCGCCACCGAACCCTTTATGCTGTCCCACGCAGAGCTTATCGCCTTCGTAGGATCGGCCTTCAAGGAAAGAGGGTCTATCTGCAGATCGACCAATGTCTGCATCGTGGACGGATACGCCTTCAACACATCTCCGCCTGCGCCGGTTTCATACGTCGGCGCGATGTCTGTAGCACCTCCTGTCCGTTGCGTCTGCTGATCTTCTCTCAATGGCAGATTCTTTGCCTTTGCCATCTGCCGCCATGCGTCGAGGACGGATATCTCGCCGTTCATCGCCTTCCGAGCCAACTGATTCTCCAGGGGGTCGGTCGGCGTGTTCCTCGTTCCGGGAACGTTCGCTTCGAGATGGAGATTGCTTTTTTGATTCGAGCCGCCGAGTTCGAGCGGCATGATGTGGTCGAGTTCCTGCGCGGCCGTGCCTCCCACGGAACTTTTAATCGCCGCGCTCACACTCTCGGGCATCCGCCCGTTCTTGAGCATTTCGGGTGTTATCTTCTGCGGCTTGGTGAAGTCGAAGGGCAACGCTGTTCGGTCGGAAAGCAGCTGGCTCGATTTGGCCTGCTCGTTTTCGTAGGTGAGTAGCGGCTTGCCGGAGACATCTTTGATGTTGGAAGCTCCATAGCCGGCGCCTTGGAAGGTGGGCGAAGTTGGAGTTACCGTCGAAACGGGCGCGGCTTTTCCTGAAAGCGGAACGTATCCGGCCGAGGGTGCCGGTGCAGGAGTAGGAGCTACGCCCTTAGCTACAAGCGGCGTGTAGGTCCCTGTCGGTGCTCCACCTGCTGAGAGCGGTATGTAGGGCATTCCACGTTAATAGGTAACGACCGTCGATGCCGTCGAGGGCTTGTTGTGCTGCGGATCGACGTAATACATCACCTGGTCCAAGAGTCCGGGGTCCAATTTCTGGCTCTTCATGTTCTGCCGGATGCTTTCGAGGTCGTGCCCGGCTTTGATATCAGCGAGGATTCCGTTCGCGCTCGCTGAATCCAGTCCTCTGGTCTGGAGCGTGAGCAACTGCTTCGGAGTAAAGTTGAATTCTTTGGCCGTTTTTGGCGTCGTAGCCGCCGTGAACTGCTGCTCGAACTGCTTGCTTGCGGGATTCCAGGCGTAGACGGTATTCCCGGCCTTCAGCGTCTTGGGTGGTGCATTCTCTTCCTTCACCGTTGCTTGGTCTGCCTTCGTCGCGGCTGTGCGGTCTGACGCGCTGGCCTTTGCGAGCGTTTCGAGGTGCTTCAGTTTCAACTGGTTCAGCTTGTCGTTCTCCGTCAGGTCGGTCGCGTGTTTCTTAACCACATCTTCCACCGCCGTGAGCTTCGTCTTGTAGTCGCTCTGGAGGTTCTTGATATTCGCGTTCGCGAGGTTAGTGAGATTCCGAACTCGACCAACGCGGGACGCTTCGTGGAGCCACGGATTCTCGTTGATGCTGCTCGTTGCGGTCGCGAGGTCGTTCTGCCGGGAATTTATTTCGTTCGCCACAGCATCCAAACCGGCGGTGCTGTAGGCACTGTTGTAGAAGTCCTGCGTACTCTGGGAAGGCTTCGCGAACACGTCCTGGGTGAACGCAGCATAGCTGTCGTAGCCGAGTTCCTTGGCGGCTTTTTCGTAGTCGGCCGAGGTCAATCCGTTCGTGTCGGTTGCCGCCGCAGTGTCCGGTGCGGGAACCGGAGCTTTCGCTGCTCCGTAAGCGGTGCTCGTTGCCTGATTCATCGAACCAAGTTCCTCGGGCGTATCTCCGCGCCCCGCAGCGACGCGCGCATTGTACTGCTCAGGCGTCTCGACGCCTGCGTGGAAGGTTAAATCTACGGGCATTGAACTATGGGAAGTTGCCTATGTTCCGGCTCGTCGGCCCCGAGCCTCTTCGCGGAAACAGATCGGGCACGTTGAAGAACGGACGGTCCTTAGGTTGTTCGGCCGCCCTCCGCTGGCCCATCGGAGCCCAGAGGGCTGCCAGCATTTCGAGCGCGCTCTTTTCCTCCACCGAGCCTTGGGCGTACTCCTTCTTTTTGTCGGAACTCAACACGCCGGCGTAAGCCAGCCGCACGATCGCTTTGTTGCCGCTGTTCTCCTCGTTGTCGGTATCGGGAGAGAAAGGCAGCGTGTCGTTGGCGTTCGTGAGCGTCATCGCGCGGATCTTGCCCCATATGCTTACCTCGTCGCCGATGGAGTAAGCATTCTTATTGACGAATATCCTGCGGTTGTAGTCGGCCCAAAGTTTGTCCGTGGCGAGCGGATTGTCGTCCAAGAATTTCTGGTAATCCGCGAAGGATATTTTTTCGAACTCGCCCTTGCCCGTTATGATCAAACGTTTCGCGCTCTCATCCTCGAAGGTTTCGGGATACATGATATAGACAGGTAAGAGTCCGGTGCTCGGATCGACCGCGGCGGTCATCCGTTTCGCCCCCTCGGTGAAGCTCCACGGGTACGCGTCCCATGCGCGGTTCACTCCGGTCTGAATGTAGTCGCCCAGATCCGCGTCCGAGAAAAGCGCGTCATTCGCGATGTTCGCGTAATTGATGTTCAAGAGTCTCGCGAGAGATTGTTTTGATTCGGAAAAAAGCATGGTGTTATAGGTTAATTGTAGACCTTGACTTTTAGGTGTCAAATCACGTTAGCGTGACACTCCGCCAAACCTTGTTGATGTAGAGGTACAGTTTCTGCACCCCTCCGTAATCGTAGAACTGAATCTGCTCCAGGAAGTTTTTCGGAGTGAATGTGGGAGCGGCGGTCAGGGGCGCGCGGATGCGCCGGATCGCGTTCAGTATCGGATCCAGTTGATCTACCAATTCCGCGAAGGTGCTCGGCTTGGTCTCCTCTTGTGGCATGTCCATTAGGTTTGAATGCCCAGGTCCTGATACTGGAACAGCGAATCGTGCATCTCGGGTTGGACGCCGGACATATCTTCGAAAACGACCTTTACCAGAAATTCCTTGCCGGTGACCGAGGTGCTGGCGTTGAAAACCACCTTCCGCATTTCGGCCAGACTCGTGAACGTCTGTTTCTTGTCCAGGAGAACGAACGGCTGCACGTTCATCCAGATACCGACTTCGCTGACGTTCGGCAGATCGCTGTCGAGCGTCCAGGTTTCGTTCGAGGCGCCTGGATTGGCGATAGATGTGATGTGCCGAATTTGTCCCGCGTTCAAACCCTGAAGGATCGTAACCTCATCGCCGGCTTTGGCCTGGTTCATGTTCGCCGCGGTCGCGTCCACGCGGACCGTGCTCTTGCTTCCGGTCGAGGCCGTTGTCACCTGCCGGCTCCACAGTGGGCGCTTGAAGTTGTAGACCTTCGCTGAAACGGTGAAGGTAAGCGGCTGGGCATCCGCTTTTTCGGTGCTGACGCCGAAGTTCAAAGCCACCATCTCGGCGCTTTTTTCCGTCGCACCCGATGCCACGGATTCGGAAATGTAGAGTGCGGTTGAAGGCCCGCTCGTACCCAGCGTGCTGATGTAGTTTTTGCTGAGTGCGACGTCAGTGTAGCCCAGCACGATGCTCTGGCTGTAGGACTTGGTCATGAAAATTGCCTGCGGGATAACGGTAATCGTATTTTGGGTGTGCACCGGCGCGAATTCGAACGTTTTCATCCCGATGTCGAAAATGTAAACGCCTGGCTTCATACGCCCGAATTCGGACGTCTGCTGCGTTATCTGTTCCTGCTGAAGGATGATCAGCTTGTCGTTCACGACCAGCGTGCCCTGCGGATTCACAACCCAGTTCGAGAAGCTGAACGGGCTGTCGATGAACTCAAAGAGCACCGTCGTCGTGTAACCGTTCGTGAACAGGATCTCCTTCTGGGTTACGACCAGCCAGCCTGTGTGGTAGCGTTCGATCGAAAGCACCTGGCCCCGCGTCCAGATCCACGGAGCCAAGGAGCGCGTGGCATTGCCGTCCCACAGGATCAGGATTCCGTCGTAGCCCAGATTGGCACCGATTAAGATTCCCTTCTGTCCCGTGCGGACCGCGCTCACGGCCACGCTTGAAGGCATGCCCAAGGCGCTCGCATTGAAGCTGTCGTCCGTGAAGAGCACCGCCACATTGTTCTTGTTCCCGATGACCACCAAGTCCTCGTACAGATCCATGGGATGCTGCCACGACTGAAGCGACTGCCAGCTGTCCGTCCAGGTCGAACCGTCGTACATCCCGAGATTGGCGTTGGTCGCACCGTTGGCGTATAAAAGCCTCCCCTTCTGATCCCCTATCATCCCCGAGCCGTTTCCGCCGGGACTGTGAACCGCGGCTCCGAAGTCAAGCTGTCCCGCAGTCGCTTCCTTGTAAACCTTTCCCACATCGTCCTGGGCATAGAGGTAAATGCCCATCTGAGCGAAATACTTGATGTTTCCCAGTCCGGAGATGTCGTCGCTGCTCTTCACCTTCGAAACGACGTAGACCGGAGTTATGCCGAACATCGACTTCCGCATGCCCTGGGAGTAGTAGGACTCGATGATGATGAAACGCTTGCCCAGCCGCCGGATGGAGCGGTTGTTGCCGAAGCCGTAGACGTTGCCGAAGGGGATGGTCTTGGTCATGATGGGTATTTATCTGACCACGCGCCGCCCTTTGGGGGATATTTGTCGCTCCAGCTATCAGCCGTCGCAGGATACGCATCACTCCAACTGTCCCCTTTCTTCGGAAATGGGTCAGACCAGAAACTCGACGTTCCGTTGATGAGCAACTTCATTTTCGCCAACACCGTCACCGTGAGTGTCCGAACGTGCGTGGCAACCCGCGCCACCGACGTAACCGCAGTTCCCGTCACCGCAAGCACTTTTTGAAATAGCTGTCCCTTCGCAAGCGACACCACCGCCGTCGCCGTCGCCGTCAAAGTCTGTACGACGATTCTGGCTTTTGAGAGAATCACGGAAGCCGAGGCGCTGGCAAGGATTGAGCGATAAAAGGTGACTATCTTGGCCAGAACAACGGAAGCCCCCGCTGTCACGGAGAGCGTTCTGTAAAAACTGGCAGTGCGCGACAGAACAGTTTGCGCGGTAGCCACGACTTGAAGGGTCATTGCCTTAAACTTCGTAGAAGCAAGGGAAACAACAGCGGTCGCAGAAGCGGAAAGCGTTTTATACAACGTGGATATTCTCGAAACGGCGGCGGTAGCGGTCACTGTGAGCGTCTTCAGATAGGTACGCAGTTGGGCTAGGGACACCGAGGCGGAAGCGGTGACCGCAAGAACTTTCGCATACACCTTTCCGAACGTCATTGACACGGAGGAGACAGCGGACACGGCGAAGGTCTTCATATAAACCGCAGCCTTCGAGAGCGAGATGGTGGCACTCGCCGCAACGATCAGGCTCTTAGAGAACATCCGCGAGATGCTCACCGAAGCCGAGGCAGTGACGGAGAGGATTTTCGCCAATAGCTTGTCGAGACATACGACTGCCGTGGCTGTGGTCGCCAAGGCTTTAAGAACAGTCCTCGCGAAACTCACGGCTGTGGACGCGCTCACGGTCAAGGTTTTGAAAAAGGTGGCTAGTTTTGAAAGGGAAACGGAGGCCGATGCCGTGACCGCGAAGATTTTTGCGGGCACCTTGTCGAGAGAAACTACCGCGCCACTAGTCGTGTAATAAACCGTGATGCGGATGTGGTCAACGTAACCCACTGATGAACCCATATTATTACTAACAATAGATAGAGCTACTCCAAAATCAATATCATTTATTTTTGTATTGTCCCAAGTTTCTCCCCACAAATCAGATGATGAACCATAGGAAAAATATGCTTCTGTTATATCCCAGTCTGGAGTTAATTTTTTATTTGTTGTCCCAATAGAACCATCCGATTTAATAATAGAAACGATATTATCATTTATTGCTTTACCATAAGTTATAGAACCTGCTTTGCGTTCAATCTCAACTAAAATGCCATTTATTGTTGCTCCCGTGGGAATAGAAAAACCAAAATTGGTGGCTTTTAGATAATGACTTGTGCCACTCGTACCGATGGCCGCACTCGTATACACATCATCACTCACCTTCGCACTGTCAGGATTGCCCCACGCCACCGTTCCGACTGTTGCATCATCTGCCATTGTGCCCGGCGAGTTCGGGCCTACGGTGGTGCTTCCGCCCACGACGAGAGTTTTGAAAAAGGTCTTGATGATGCTCACCGACGAGGCCGCCGTTACGGCGAGCGAGCGGACGCAGGTCATAACTTTTGCAAGCGACGCCGCGCCGCTCGCCGTTACCGACAGAATCTTCGAGTAGACTTTTCCAAGAGCCAGCGATACCGAACCCGCCGCGCTTACCGCGAACGTCTGATACCGGGTCGCCAACCGCGCCACGCTTACGCTGCCGGCTGCCGATACACTCATGCTCATGTTCGCCGGCGCGAACGATGCCGACACGGCAGCCCACTGCGGGGTTCCCCCGCCACTGATGGTGGCGTAGAGCGAGTGGCTACCCGCCGGCGTGATGGCCCCGTTGCTGTCGAATAGATCGCGGCCTTCACTCGTGGTGCGGTCGGTCGTGCCCGTGCCGGCCGTGTACACATTTGAATTGTTCTGCGACCACATCACCATCCAAGCATTATCAGCTATGGTCGTCACCGTACCCGTCACGGCCGTTCCCGAGCCGGTGGCCGTGGCGCTCGCCTCCGGCGCCTTCTGCATCGCGCCCGTGTAGCTCGCGATGGTCATGCCGATCGCAGTGTTGCCCGAGAACGTGACGATCACGTTCTTCGAGCCGGTCGGCGGGTCGAGGTAGTAGAACAAATACCCCCAGCGGTCACCGGAAATCTGCGCCTTGTTGACCAGCGTCATCGCATTGCCGTCGTAGGTGCACCCGGTCAAAGTGTCAGTTACCGAGCCCATGATGCCCACAAAAACGATGCGGTTGACTCCGCTCGCTGTGTGGGCAACGGTCAGGCTCGTCGAACTCCAACCCGGCCCGTTGTTGCCCTGGGTTGCGCTATCGAAGGCGATGGTCATGTTCACCCGCAGACTAGGTCTGCTGGATTTTCATCGTGAACTGGATTTTGTCCCCGGCGGCGAGAACGACACCCGTGAAGTCGCCCTTCATGAGAAGGTTGCCGGTCGTTGCCGCGTCGAAGACTCCGGCATTCGTGATCGTGCCTCCCGAAGTGGAAGTCAAAGTCGCCACGTTCTGCCACGTATCGTTCGTGACGGTGGTCGTCACGATGGTCGCCGTGGAAGCGGCGCGTTCGGCAGTCACCTCGGTAAAGAGGGTCGTGTCGGTCACACCTGCGGTTCCTGCGCCCGTTCCCCAGCCGATGTAGGGCGTTGATTCGCCCGCGTGGAGCTTTGCGATCATCTGCGCCCGCCCGACGTTTGTTAGTACCGTAGCCATTGTTTCAGATTTGCAAACTTGATTCGTAAATAGCTCTCGACCTTTTGAAGGAATGTTCCACCCACGACCGTGCCGAGACGTTCCTTCCGTCCGTCGGCGCGGATGATCTTGGCCTCGATGGTCATCTTCCTGCCCGTGGCAGGAACGGTCATTTCTTGTGGTGTGGGCATGATTATCTGCGTCCCCGGAACCGACTGAGGGTGTTGGCGAGTCTCGCCTCCTTACCCAGCGCTCCGGGTTTGTTCATCGCGGCGTGGAGCTTGGCTGCGGGGATCGGCTTGCCCGCTTTGGCGTGTAGCTTTGCCCGAAGGGCTCCCGGCCGCTTGATGGCTCCCGCGATCCAATTCTTTTTCTGCTTCACCTCGTTGGTTGGTTGGTTTTCGACTGCGAGGGGCTTCCTACTCCCCTCGTCCCTGCCCTGTCCGAGGACAGAGCGAGGGGACTAGAGCGTTGCAAGCTCGGGAAGGAACGTGCCGACGGTATCGACATAGGCTGCGGTCGGGACAACGGTGGCGTCATCCAGCTGGGTCGTGCCGCCCACGAAGTTGCCGGTGCCGGTCGGATTGATGACCACGAAGCCGATGGCGATCTCGCCGTCCGTGATGGCGGGAAAGACAACCGCTCCGAGAGTGGCCGCTTCCGTGCCCATCGTGGTTTTAAGTGTCCCTGCGGCGTTCACGGTGAACACGAACACGTTGAACTTCGCGTGCGTGACCGAGCCTGCCAGGGCAGTGCAGTCAGCGGCGGCTTTGGTGTAGACCTTACCGTCGATCTGGAAGTAGATCGTGTTCGCGTACGCGGCCAAAGCCGAAGCCGCGCCGTGGATCGCGAGGGCACCGGTCGTGAGCAAGCGGTTCGTCGCCGCCCGCTGGAGCTTATCAAACAAAGCAGACAGTTCGGTCTCCGTGTTCGGGAAGAGGATTGATTTGGTTCTTGCCATTAGTGAGTTGAATTGGTTTTCGACCTTTGGAACCTCTGGGTTCATCCCTGGGCTCCGCGCTTAGAACACGGAGCACAGAGTGAGCCCGGACTATGCCCAGCTGCCGGTGCAGAACAATTCCGCTGCAAACTTGCGGCGGTTGTCCTTGACCTTCGAACCGTAGACGTACAGGTCCTTGTAGGCGATGCCGAAGTTTCCGATGAGGGTTTCTTCGACCTCCGCTTCCAAGACCTTGTCCGCGAACGTTTGCCAGTTCCGCTGGATAGCGAGAGCGTGGTAGCCGTTCGTGTTGTCTCCCGAGAGACGGGCGGACGAGAAGATCTTGAATCCGGCGAGTTGCGTGATGAAGCCTTTCTTCACCAGTTCCTCGTAGGCGGCAGGAACATTCAGAAGAATGCCCGTAGCGCCCGGAATCAGGTTCGCGACCTCCGTGGGGAAAACGAGAATACGGTCTTCCTCCGGGATTTCAAGCGTGTCCATCTTCTGCTTGATCTGCCCGATGTAGCCGGCGAGCAAGGCTCGCGTGATGGCCACGGGGGTGTTCGCCTCAACCGTGTAGGTCGCGCCTCCGCTGATCGCGCCGCCCGTGTAGGCGGATGCGATGTCGTCCTTGTCGTCCTCGATGACGATGGAAGTCGCTGATGCGTAGCTCTTCACGCGGTACCACGAGGTGTGGCCGGCGGCTTTGAAGCCGCGTCCAACCATCGCCGACGTGAAGGTGGTACCCGAGCCAGCTACAGCTCCGGTCGTGACCGTAACGGTCACCGTCCCGGTCGTGTAGTCCGTGCCGACGCGGTTGCCCGCGGCGACGCTCGCGTACTTGCCAAGAACGTAGAGGTCGATGTTCTTCTTCCGCTCCTGGAAGCTCTGCTCCTTGAGGACGGGGCGCGGGTCCTTGATGTAGGACTTGAACTTGTCGATGCTCTTGACCCGGAAGTAGAACGACTTGTTCTTGTCGATGACAAGCTGGCCGTTCGATTCCGTCAGATCGTCCACCGTCAAATTCGCACCCGTGTAGTCCTTTTCCGAGAGCTTATCGAAGCTCAGGATGTTGCAGATGCTCCCGACGCCGTTGATGTCGCCTTCGTAATCGCGATTCACCACGTCGTCAAAGATAGCGCGCGCGTAAAGCTCGCGTGTCACCGTTGAGGAGAACGCTTCAGCTAGTTTCGTTGCGTATGCTGCCATGTGTGGGGTCTGTTACCCCGACCGCGACTTGCCTAAAGATCAGCGGTAGTGTCGTGATGCTTGATGTACTCCACGTAGGCCTTTTCGTCGGTCTTACGGAGGAGTTTCAATTCCTCACCGCTCAATACTTTTGGCTTCTCGGGTCCACGCGGGCCTCCGCTGCCGGGTTCTAAGCCCTGCTTTGGAGTGGGATTGGGAGGCGGGACGGAGCCGATCTTGTGCAAGAAGGCATCGACGAGCACCTGCATCGGCGCACCCTTGTGGGTTGTCTGCGATGCAAATTCCTTGAACTCGCGTTCCTTGCCATCCAATTCGGGATGAGCGGTGATTGCCGCTTCAAGGTCGCGGTTCCAGGTCTGCTCGGCGCGCTCCTGCTCCCGTTCGAGTTGCAACTTTTCAGTTGCCCGCTTGGCTTCAAAGGCCATGCGGCTCGAACGTTTCGCGTTCTCGTCCATGAACTCCCAATCCGGGAATGCTGCCCGGAGTTCCGAGTCGGTCGGTTGATTTGTCAATTCCCTGATGCGACCCTCCAGTTCTTTATTCCTTGCGGAAATGATCTGGTTTTCCGTGGTCGATTCCGCGAATTTCTTCTCGTAATCGACGGGGGGCGTCGGATCGCTTGGCGCCGGCGGTGTTGGTTCAGTGACCGGTGGCACTGGGTCCGTCCCTTGCGGGGTTTGGATTGGTTCAGCCATTGTTGTGCCCGTCCGCAGTTAAGGGGTTAGGGCGGTTGGTTTACGACTTGTAAAGACTACTGCTGCTCTGCCTGCTTCGCCTCGATGGCGGCGATGAGTTTCGACTTCGTGGAGAACTCAGCGGGGTCGAGACCAAGCGAGATGGCGACTTCCTCCAGCTCAGAGCGCGTCATCGCCTCAAGGTTCTTCTCTTCCTGGTCCTCGGATTCGCTGAGTTGCGCCTTGTAGGTTTCCAGCTGTTCCGGCGTGAGGTAGGAGCGCCGTGCCCTCAAGAATTCGATGTCCCCAGGAGTGAGGGCCGCGGACTCCTTCGCCACGATCTCGGCTAACTTTTCTTGAAAATCCATTTGTTCCTGTGCGTTGGCTTCGACCTTTAGATGTCTATCTTGAATTGCTGTCGCAATTGGTTTTTGAGGTTCTCGCGCTGCTCGGAGGGGGCGGTGATCATCAGCGTGAGATTCTCAAGGATTCTGATGTAGGCCTTGTAGAATAAATCCTTCTTCGTGTCGTTCGTATAGTCGTTCTGTTCTTTCCGGGATCGTTCAAGCTCCTGCGGAAGCAGCTGCTTCAAATCGGCGATCGTCGTGTCGGGTTTCGTGAGGACCCGGCTCCATTGCTCGTAGACCTTCCGCTCCTCGGGCTTGAGGTCTTCATATTTCAAACCGAGTTTGTAGAGCAGTTCGCTAAGCATAGGCGGGTTGTGGTTTCCGTGCCGGTATCATCATCGACCCGGCGGGAGTTGGAGCACCGGGTGTCGGTCCGCCTGGAACGGGCGGGGTAGGCATCGCCGGCTGCTGGTCGTCGAAGTCCATCACCTCCTGCGTCTCCTCCGGCGTGAGGCGCAACCAGTCGATGGTCTTTTTCTTCATGATGCGCTGCAGGGGCGCGTTCATCGGGAACTCGGTCTTGGCCACGTTCAGCTTCTGCAGCATCTTCAGGTCGTCGGCTTCACGGTTGGCTTTTGAATTCACCTTGACCACGTAGCCCTTTTTGGATTTTGCCGGCTGGACCTTCTTCTCGAACAACTTCCCGGACTGGCTTTTCTTGTAGAGCGGGACTTCAGCCAGGTCAGACGCGTTCGCGTCCACAAGAGCAAACCATTTTTCGCCGATGTCTTTCCAGTACTGCTCGCGGAACGGCGTCGAAGATTCAAGCCGCTCGTCGGCTTGTTTCAAAAGAGCTTGGAATTCTCCGAGTGTCTGGTTCTTGGTTTGCGCCTCCTCGCCCTTCTCGGCCGAGGTCGTGGCGCTCACGCTCTCGATCTGCTTCTCGTACCATCCGAGTTCGTCGTAGAAATCCCGCATCTCGGGGATCTCCACGCGACGCAGATCCTTGTTCGGATCACCTGGAAATCCGTAGAATCCGAACGGAGCGGGTTCATAACCAACCGGCGACCATTCCTTGCTGACCGTCGTGTTATAAAAGTTCATCCCGAAGTTCGCGAGCGTGCCGTTCTCGACTTTCTGCGAAACGCGCGCATTAGCGACTTGGTTCAACTGCCGGACGCTGTCGGCCATCCCGTCGCTCCACCAGTCCGTGCGCTCAACGTCACCTGCCCATGAACAGAGAATGTAGAAGTTAACGCCCAACAGTTCCTCCATCGGCTTCTGCATCAGGATCTCGCTCATGCAAGTGACAGCGACAACTACGACGAGACGTTTCTTTTCCGGGTCCCAAACCTTCACCTGGTGCTCGTTCAACTCGACGATGGTTCCGCTGATGATCGGAAGCAGCGCGTCCGGCACACCAAGGTCGAGCATCCGCTTCGCGCGGTCCGTAAGAGCCAGAGTATTTTCCGCAGAAAGGATCAATCCCGCTTTGGTCCCGAAGAAAGCTTTGAGCCGGAGAATTGCCTCATTGTCGTAGAGCGGGTTCTGCTCGACCTGGTCAATGGAACGATAGATACCGATGTGGGTTAGATGTCTGGCGGTTTCGATGTCCCACGGGTTCACGTAGCGCTCAACTAAAACATCCTGCGGGTCGATGACCTCCATCACCACGCGGCCGTCCACGATGTTGAGTTTCATAAAACTCCGGCCGTAAAGGAATTCCTGTTTTCGATCCACGTAATCGAGAACCTTGATCTTCAGCCGGTCGAAGGTATCCTGCCAGTATGCGTTGAACTCAAGCTCGCTCTGGCCGTCGTTGTTCTTATCCTCGAATTCGAGATCCGGCGGCGCTGTCTTCTTGAGATACGTTTTGAGCGTGCCTTTCACGTAGGGCACGTTCACGGATTGCCGCTGGGTCAATCGGTTGATGATGACCGTGTCCCGGTACAATTCGTAGTTCGTCGTCCACTGGTCGTGACGGCGCATCCGGAACAGCCGATCCGATTCGGTGTTCTTCTGAAGCTCGTTGATGGTGAGGACGGGGATCATCTCTGAAACGAAACAGCCCACGGGATTTTTCCCATGAGCCGCTCGGTGCTGCCGGGCTGTGGCCCGATTCGCGGTCGCGCCGCGCTATTGCCTTTATTCTAAACCTCCCTCACGCCGTGTCAAATCTTTCGGAAGGTACTCGACTGTGCATAACTCAAGCCGGAACTCGGTCGGGTTTTTGACCTCCTTTTTCTCGACCACAAGCCGGCTCAAGGGTTTCATGGCCCGGACGGTTTCGATAAGCTTTTTCTCGTTCTCGGACAGGTTCATGGGTGTCTATTTCCCCATCCGGGCATACCTGGATAAGGTTTAACGAGGCCTACGGTAGGCGCCGGAAGCGGGCCTTTGAGCAACGGTTTCGCGATGCTGGCCAAGATATAGCTTAACGCGTCGATCGCGTGCTTCTGCTGCTTGCCCCAGATCGGCTTTGCGGCCACTCCAAGCTCCGTTTTGACCTCCTCCCACTTGAGATTCTCCAGTTCCCGGACAAGGAAATTCACCGGTATTCCGTAGCTCTTGCTCGTCGGGTCGTCGTCAATGTCCACGAGCTTTGAGGAGATGAATATCTTCGGCTTGCCGGTTCCTTCCTGTATCCTTCCCCGCTCCTCCATGAGCCGAGCCCGGAACTCGTCCCAGTTTTCCTTCGACGTTCCCGACTCTTTCTCGACGCCTTTTATTTCTTTTCCGAGATCGTTGAGCTGCTTGATATCACTCGCTTGGGCTGAATCTCCTACCCTGTTCACGCGGCCAAGTCCCTGCTCCTTCACGTCCATGAGGCTTTTTATCTGCGGCGTGGTCATCTGCCGGCGGTAGAATCCGTCGAAGATCCACAGGTTTTCCCCCCGGTCCAGACGGGCATAGAGTCCCGCGGCCGGATTCGAGAATCCGAAGTCCAGGCCGAACAACGTATCTCCAAAAGGCATCTCCTTGATTTCGACAACGTGGATTTGCCGATTGAACCACGAAGCCACAAGCCCGGTCTGCTTCACGAACTTTCCCTTCTCGCGGACAAGCAGGGCTTGCGGTGTAAGTCTCCGGCGCATCGCTTCCTTCTGATCCTCCATGAGCCACGGGTTGTCGTTCCACTCCGCTTCCGAAATAAAGAGATCCGGATTCGACGTATTCAAATAAATTTCGTTGTAGACCCACGTCATGCCGAGCACCGGGGTCATTGTGAGAATGATGAAAAGAGGAATGCCGGCTTCTTCACGGACCGAACATTCGTCGAAAATATCCTTGGGCGGTTCTTCATCGAACCAGATCAATACCTTTCCCGCACCCTGGAACTTTTCCCTACCCTGCTCGTAACTCTTGAATGCTATTTTTGAAATGCGCCCGCCGCCGGCATCGATCTTCCACTCCTTAACGATTCCCTTTCGAAGCCACGTCGTGTCGAGGATTCTGTGTTTCGGAATGTACCCTTCGAGCTTCTTCTGCGTCGTGTCCTTTTGGTCGTCGTAGGACGTGGTACATGCCCAGATCTCGCCCGGCGGGATCCATCCGTGCTCCCCGAGGGCTACTCTCGCGACCTCCTGTGCACCCCATTCGGTCTTGCCGACCCGGTTGCCCCAGAAAAGGGCGCGCATAAGTTTCCGGCAGGCGGAAGCTTCTTTCTGTTTGGCGTGCTGGCCGGCGTACTTGAGGGGATTCACGGAAACCCGCTTATCCCTCTCAATGAGTGCCCGAGCCAGTTCCACTTTTTCGGCTCTTGATGAATTCATCGAGTTGTTTGTCGGTGAGATTTTCAAGGCCGGTGATCACGTTGTTCGGCCGTTCGGTGGGTTTGCCGGATAGGAGCTGGATGTTCTTCGTCACCTTGTCGAGACCATCGACCAGATCGCGGTATTTTGCTTGGGGGAGTTTCTTCGCGAGTTGCGTAAGAATCCTTTCCCGGTGAGCAATAAGTTTCTTTACGATGGGATCAAGCTCTTCCCGGATTCCAACGAGGATGGATGTCTGTTGGTGTGCTGTGCTCTCTTCGTAGCCCGCTTCGAGCATCATCTGAAGCATCGTCTTGGGCTTCTTCAGTCCTAGATTTTCCGAGAGGAGCTTCACGAGCTTTCTCTGCTTGTCGGTCTGAATCTTCGCCATCACTTTTCAAACTTTCCCTTAATCTTCGCGGCCTTATAAAAACTCTCTGGCAGGTAGCACATCAGCACGTTCTTGGTGCGCTCGGTCTGGCGCTCGCGGACATCTTCAAGCTCGTCACGCTGGCTCTCGGATGTTCCCCGGAGGGCGAGCAGATAGAGTGGCTCCGTGAGTAGATGCGTGAATTCGTGCACTAACATCTCCGCGATTTCCCGATACTTTTTTTCTTCCCACTTTCTGAGAACGAAATCGGATACCCGCATCGTGAAGTTCAGGTATGTCGGGTCGATTTTGATGTCCGCCGCCAAACTATTTGAGGTCTGGTCCTTGAACCCGCCACGGAGCGGGATCTCATCGACGTACACGATGTCCATCCGGTATTCCCCGCAAAAGAAGAACGTGCGAAGTTCGTCGCAGATTCCGCTGATATATTTCTTATACGCCTTCGGGCGCGGACCTTTGTCCTTCGTTTTCTTTTTCTTCATTACTTCGTGAGCGTTTTATATCTCGTGCTCGGCGCCATCACGACCAAGAGGAATAATTTCCAGACGAAGCGGGGCATGAGCTTTGGTTTCGGCCGGATGATCTGCATGGTGAGGTAGTAGATTGCCTCGGGACTTTCGAGGACCTGGCGGACTTTGAAGTCGATCTGGCGGGCTCGGTTAAACTTCCTGGACATTGCCTTGCAGTTGCGGGGTGATTTCGACTCCTTCCTCTTTCGCTGCCACATTCCTCCTCCATCCGCACATCACGCACTCCTGCACGATGCAACTCTTCTTCGGGTCGAACTCAGCAGAAATATCAGTGATGATGCCGATCCAACTGACCTCGTGCAGATGGGGGAAGATTTCCTGCATTACAGTCCGCTGAACTGCACATCCTTTCCGGTCCCGACCTCGACGATGGTTCCCGTAACATTTGTAATGTCCACCGGGTCGTAGAATCGGAGGGTCATGGTTTCGCCGGGCTGCAATTCGTTCCTCGGAAGATTCTCGTCCCTTCGCACGCAGGGATCGGTGTTCGCATTGCCGTAGCTCGGGTAGGTTCCAAGGCTCCCCAGACCGCTACAGTCGAAGATGTTGTAGGTCGCGTCCATTCCCTTAAAGCTTCGCGGATACCATATCGAAGAGCCGGAAATGTTCATATCCGCAAGCGTCGAACTCGCCGCGATGTTCTTAATGCGTACCGCGACGCCGGTGTCGTTCACGATCTGCAGATGGGTTATATCAATCTGCTTCACCGTCACCGTCTTGGGAACCTCGGGCGTGCTCGTTGCCGTATTCGTGGGCGCCGGCGCTACGGTCGTTCCCGTTGTCAAAGCCGGAGGTGTGCTCGGCGGCTGAACCGGAGTGCTCAACGTTTGAACCGACGCTTGCAGCTCTGTGAGCTGGGCCTGGAGAGCCGACACCTGCTGCATGAGCAGGTTAATCAGCTGAACCAAGAGCGTCTGATACTGCGTCTGCACATCAACCGTCTGCGCCCGGACGGTTCCGGTGAACAGAACGGTGATAAGCAATACTGCGACAATGAGTTTTTTCATAGATTTTGTTTTTGGTTTCCCGCCTCGACCGGCGGGGAAGATTTACTTCATTCTACGCTTTCCCGGAATCTTGGCAAGCTTCTGTCCGAGCAGGTGGCAGCGGCCCCGTTCGATAAACTCTTTCCAGTTTCCGACCGCGCCGCAGACCTTGCAGCGGTAGTATTTTTCTTTAGGCCGCTTTTTCATCTTGGAGTTCGCGGAGTTCCTGTTTCAAGGCCAGCTCCTGTTTCTCCCAGTCCCAGCGGGTCATGTGGTGCACGGAGCGATCATGCAGGAACTCCTCGACCTTTGCCCACCACCTGGCTCCGCCAGTCGTTGCGAGGATGTATTCCCTCACGAGCGCGACGTAGACGACGGGGTTCCGCAGTTTCCACGTCCCGTGGTGGCCCTCACAAGCACACACGCCGTTTCGTGTGTCGGCGTAGGATACGCTGAATGCCCTACTGTTGAGGTGGTCGAACTGGAGGATGAGGTGGCCGTCCTTCGTCGGGGTCGTGTTGAAGCATCGGCCCGCGATGTGCTGGAAGTGGCGGAGCACGCACCCGCCGTCGCGGAGGATCACAATCTCTCGGAGGAGTGCTTGTATCCTTTTCTTGCAGAGCGCCGTCGGGCTTTTACCCTCGGATTGTAGTGGTGTCCGTTTCATTCTCCTTTTCTTTAATTGAATACTAATAGGATTTGCAGTACAAGGTTGCTCATGTGGTTAACGAAGCCGGAAGTCATCTACACCACTGCTCTTTTTACCATCACGCTAGTTGCCACTCTGTTTCCTCGGCAAATAAGGGCGCTGCCCGGCTTAACTGTCAAAAAATGGAAACACTTGCGACTTGAAGATCTCCATCGTCAAGTTCGATGGCTCGAACGGATGAATGGCGACTCGTACGCTTTGCTCCTCTGGGCACTATGGACCGCATCAATTATCCTAATAGGGCTTTTTTTATTATCCATGATATCCTGCGCCGCAAGTTTCTATTTCCTTATCCGCCTCACCAACCTGCCCTCGTCGATGCCATTCGTAATATTTGGTTCCATACCGCTTGCATTCGTTCTCGGCCAGCTCACTGTTATCTATGGGCAGCTTAAGAGTCTCCATCACTATGACGAAAGTATGGTCAAGCTAAAAAATGACATCGCTGTACTCGCTCAAAAGCTCGGCGTGGAAGTTCCATAGGATTCCGTATGAGCTTCGGCAGATCGATTTCAGTTTCGCGGTTGAGTTTGATGACGTGCTTCATTGGTGATTTATTTTCAGAATAATTTGCTCGGCGTAGGTAAGCGAACCCGGACGGTCGTTTTTCCTGATGACATCAATTGCCTCGCGGTTCTCGATGATGACGCCCTGGAGCCGATCAACCATGAACGGAATCGCGTCGGCATAGTTCCGCCAGTCCGTGCCGGGCGTCGTCCCCGATCGGAAACTGTCGCAGCGGAATCCGCTCTTGCGGTTGATAGAATCAGAACCGAAACCCATGAAGGTCTTGATTATCGTCCGGCGAGCTTGTTCAAGCGGATCCCCTGCCGGCTGGTAGGCGAAATTGAACTCGTCTCGGGCGAACGGCGTGAGGCGGATGAGACGCTCGATCTCCTTGCCGTGATCGCGGAAGGTCTTGAATACGTTTACCACCTCGCCGTCGAGGTCGTTGTAGATCTCGGCATAGCACCTCGGCTTTTGCAGAAGCACGCTCGCGGCGCCGGCATAGGGCTCGACGTAGACGCGGTGAGGCGGGAAGTGTTCAATAATCCAAGGCGCGAGGAGCCACTTGCCGCCGTAGTATCGGAGTGCGGGTCTCATGGGTTTGCTTAGTAACCGTAATTCTTTACTCTCTAGAGATCTTACTGTTATAGGTGATTCGACGTTTTCCTGGGGTCACGACCCGGAAGCCTTGCTATTCCTACCTCCGGCCTGTGGATAACAGGGTATAAGTCCCTAGATTCTGTGGATGGTTTTGGGGAGAGTGCTTGGACGGTTTTCGCGCGTCTCCTCCCTTCCGGCCGAATTCTCCCGAGCGAATCCAGCGGCTATGCACATATTACGCAATAGTCAAAGCTGGTAGCTCTGTATCTCGCCATCGACGAACTTGGCGACACGTAGCGCGCTTTCCTTGATCTTCACCATTGCAGCGTCCGCGTGCTTGTACTTCCCGTCGAGGACGTCCTTGACTGCGTGAGCGAGTTCCTTGTTGCTCTCCGACCACGTGGATATGCACAAGCCCGATATCTTCTCGAAGTCCGCGATGGCCTTTTTCACCTCGTCGCGCGCGCGCTCGGCCCGTTCGATGGCATACTTATCGCTCTCTTTTTGACTCTCGCGCGCCTCGTCGATCTCGGCTTGGATGAGGTCGCGCGAGATCATGTCCGTGGTGACATTGCGAAATATGCTGGCGAGGAAGAGGCGGTCGCACTCCTTTGCTTTGAGCAGTGGTGCTTCTTTGACGGTCTTGATGCTTTCGCCACGACCGGTCGCGGTCATAAGCCCCCACGTCGGCGGCAACTCGTCGAGCTGCACGATTGTGCTGTCCACGGCGACGATGTACCAGCGATCGCATAATCCTATGAGATCCTCTGCCTTGTCGGGATTTTTCAACTCTCGCAACCAGTCCGCTCGCGACACCTTCAGCTCGAAGCCGATCAGCTCAAGGCCCCTGCTTGGCCAAAGGCTCATCACGAGCGCATCTGCGGTCCTGGTCACGTTCAGGTACCCGGTGCCATTCCGTACCTGCGTGAGCATTGCGTATGCCGGCGGCGCGTACTTCGAGGATAATTTTTTGAGGAGTTCAGGTGTGGTCATCTTTGATTTCTAGAACAGCACCCCCGCCGGCACTCTGGCCGGCTCCGGCCTTTCGATCCTCGAAGCAAACTCGCTCTGGAACTCGGGAACCTTCCCCCGGAACTGGTTGATGTGGACCAGCTCCGTGGAATGTTCCTGCACCTCGTTTCTGAAGGTTCTGACCGCTACGGGCACCGCGATCTCTCCCCGGAGGAACTGCCCCCCCCTGCCCGTGATGAGCCAATATCCGCTCTTGAGATTCTCCTTGTCCGCGTGCGCGATGAGGGCGTGGAAACGGAGTTTTTGAAGGTTCGATGCTTCCGAGTAGTTGAGGTTGAGGTCGCGGTAGTGGAAGCGGTTTTGGTTCTGGGAGTGGACTAGAACAACCGCTTTAATAAGAATCGATACTAGTCCGGGCGAAAGGCGGTGCCAGAATGACTTAAGCGATGCGGAGCAATGGGGGCACCTCGTCGGCTGCGCGTTGGGGGAGAAGGTGGTCATTTCTTTTTGAGACGCGAGAAGAGAATCTTGCGGACCCTAAAAAGACAATCGTTGAAGCCCTTGCGTCCCTCCTCATGTATCTGCCAGCCGGCATCCGGATAGAAACCTCCCGTTGGTTTCCGTTCCGGTAACGCCTCGATGATTTCCCGTATCACTTTTTTTCCGGCGGGTGTCATGGCTTTTATTTTTCGACTTTCGCATTCTCTCCGGTTTCGACAAAACCAGAATGCCGTGAAGCCGAATTGCGAGTGGTACATCTCTGCCCTAACCTTCGTCCGGCCGCACCGATGGCACTTCTCCTTTTTCTTCTTGTTTTCCATCGGTTCAGTTCGGGCAGTGGTAGGTCGGCTTCTTGCCGCGGCCGATTTGGCTCACGCCTGCTATCGGGTGCCGCTCCACGCGGTCCGGGTGCTCCTCAAGGCCCCGCCGCACCTTGGCACCCAGCATCGCCAAACCTAGAAGAGAGAGATTTTTCATGGTCGTTTAGAACGGCAGGTCTTCCGGCCCGATGTTGTCCTCGATGTCGACCACAGGAATCCCCTCGGCGGGCGCCGGTCCTGCACCTGGCGATTTCTGCGGTGCCGTTACGGCTCCTGCCACTGGCCTCGGCCCGAGCTGGATGCGCTCGCCGATGATTTCCGTCTGCCAGTGCTTTACTCCCTGCTTGTCCTCCCAGCTCCGCGTTTGGAGACGGCCTTCAACCAGCAGAAGAGAACCTTTCCTGACGTACTGCCCGGCAACCTCGGCGGTTTTATTCCACAGCACGATGTTGTGGAACTCCACCGCCTCGTTCTTCTGCCCGGTCTTCTTATCCACCCATACGCTATTCGTGGCAATGCTGAAATTGGCGACGGTCTGGCCGCTCGGCAACGCCTTGACTTGCGGGTCGGCGGTAACGCGGCCGACGATAATGACTTTGTTGAGATTCACGGAAGTGTTGTTGTTGGTTTTCGACTATTGATTACATCCCGAGCGCGGCGTACTCCTGCGCGCTGAAAGCTCCTATCTCGCGCCACGCGACGACGATTTTCTTTCCGATGTCCAAGCAATCGCGGAGCGTCCGGCGCGTCTCAAAGTTCTCGATCTCCCCCGTGGGCTTGGGAACGTCCCCGAACTCCCACTCCGTCGGCATCCAGTGCAGTGTCATCGGCACGACTTCGGGATTGACCTTGAACCGGAGATGCAGAAGGAGCGCGTACCACGATAGTTGCTCGGTCTTATCCGCCTGCTCCCTCGTCCATCGCACGCCGGTCTTGTATTCTCCGACCCTCATAGGGTTTTCGTCGAAACCGTCGAGGTAGCCGAGCAGGGTGATGCCGTTGAAGGGAACGCGGATTGCGTACTCCTGATGTTGGTATCGCGGGAGGAAGATCCGCAGGTGCTCAAGAACCTCGTCCTCCTGCTCGATGTCCTGCTCAACCATCTCGGCGACGCGCTTGCCGAGTTCCATTCTCGGATTGGTCTCGTCGGCCCCGCCATAGATATATTTCTTGGCGTACTCGGCGGGGCCGTAGTTCAACCAGCAATTATATTGGCTCCAAGAAAAGTGGTCTTTCGGCCACCTAAGCGGCTGCTTGGAGCTTGGCATCGATGAGACGGAGGAGCTGGCCTTTCTGCTCGGCATCATAGAGCTTTGAACTGGCGACCTTTCCGCGCGCGTCCGTCAGCTTCTTCTCGCCCTCCATCTTGGCGATGGCCGCGAGGGCCTTGCCGTAGGTGTCCGCCGGGGCTGGCTTCCGGTCGAGTGCCACCGCCTCCTCGGCGCTGGTGTTCCCCGCTGCGAGGGCCTTTTCGACTACCTCTTTTCCAGTTGCCTTGTCGGTAGGCACTTTTTCCTCGATGATTCTCGCAACACCCTCGTAGAGTTCCTTGCGGAACCTCGTGCCAAACGCCGCCTCGAACGCTCGGTTCTCGGCTCGGGTCTGCGCGAGGTGGTTCTGGTAGCCCTTCAAGGTTCCCATCCGGGTCGTTGCTGGGCTGCACTCCCCGAGCACCCAGCCACACAGGGGAATTGGTTCTACGAATACTTTGCCTCCCCTCTCTTTGAAGGTCACTATCCGGCACTTCACAATCGCTTTCTCTGCGTCGTCCTTCGCGATCTGAACGTACTCGTACTCGAACTGGTAGCCCGGCGCGTACTCCCCCGCCTTCCACTTGCGGCCGTGGTTATCGACGTAGGGCTGGTTGCCCATGATGACCACGGTATTGATGGGGACATTCAGGGCCTGCGATACGAGAGCCCGCGCCTTGTGGGCCATCACTTCCAACGGGCTCATTTTCTTCGGGTCTACGCCGAGCAAGTGGCTCGCTCCGGCGAATATGAGTTCTTTCTTCTGCTTCTTCCTGGCGACAAGCGCCTTTCCGGTTTCCTTTGGCATGTAGTTATGCCGCCGCGCGAAGCGACGGGACTTTTTCAACGACGACCTTGACGCCCGGAATCTCGACACCCGCAAGCGCGACCTTCCTGATTTTCACCTCGTCCGGCACGAGATACTCCCTCGGCAGCTTGGAGGCGTCCTCGATGATGACTTTCTTGACCTCCTTGTAGGTGATGGTCCCTTCCTCGGTTCGGACGGTCTTTTCCGGCTCCTTCACACTTTCGATTTTCTTGACGGCCGTCTCGATTTTCATCGTTCCGGCTTCAACCTTCTCCATCACCTTCGCCTTGGCCGCGTCGGCTTTCTTGGCAACCTCGGCTTGGTAGGCGATGAGCTTGTGCCGGATTTCCGTCTCTGCTCCCGCGAGCAGGTCGAGGGATGGCTTGAAGAGCGCATTGATGCGCTTTGTCTGTTCATTCAGCGGGTCGGTGAAGAACCGGCGCATCTCGTCCCCCCGCTTGCGCTCTCCTGCAATCCGCGCGAGGCCTTTGATGGCCGTCTCGTGGTCGGCCTCGTTTTTGAGCGCGAGCTTCTTTGCGTACTCGTCCGCTTTCGCGGCGTTGGTCGTGAAGGTTTGAAGTTCCTCGCGCTTCTCGATTTCGCTCACCGCGAGCGACTGACTTTCTTTGTCGTTGTCCACGATAGGAGAGAAAGAGTTACGGTTTCCTCGGGGAGTGGGGAAGCTGTGCAGCCACCCACGCCCTCCGAGGGCACACCTTCAATCTTTCTCTGATTTGATTTATTTCGACTTGGCTCCGCTGACGGGGGAGCCGGCCGTCTCAAGGATCTATTTTGGCTGCGAGGAGATTGCGTAGAGCAAACCGATATAGGCGACGACTCCGATGACAGCCGCGCCGATAACGGCGTCGAACCATTCGCGGTTCTCCCAGCTCTCGTAGTACACGTCGCCTTCGTGCGCGATTTTCTGTTGGAAGAGGTTACGAAGCATTTTTGGATTCTTGCCGCCCCTCCTCGCGCGCTCTTTCAATCTCCTCGTTGTAGTGCTTATCACAAAGAGCAAAGATTGCCCTTGCTGTGCATTGGTCGCATTCGACGTACAACTCATCCGTGTTTTTGATTTCAGGCATTAGGTTGGATTGGTGATTTAGTTTGCTGCGGCCTTTGGGTTCAGTCTAGCAAGCCGTCAACTTCTGTCAATAGGTGGGGGTGTGGATAACTTTCTGCGGAACAATCGGGCCACCCACTCGTGGCTTTTGCCTACAAGAGCACCGACCTCGCGAGTAGTCAATCCCTGCGCGCATAGCTTTTTGGCCCTCCTTACAAGCTTACCCCGTCGTTTCGCTTCATATGGGTTTACCGGCATACCTCTAGCGTACTACTCCGGCATATTCTGTCAACGTCGCCCTGTGGACAACTCCAGTGAAGCTCTCCTTACTTCTTCAGATTGTTCTTCTGAAGCTTCGTATCCGGCGGTACCTCACTACCCCTAAACTCCCTGTTCTCCGGCATCGGAGGCTTCGGGGGCGGCGGTGGTTGCGCCGGTGCTGATTGCTGTGGTGGTTGCTGTGGAGGTGGTTGACTTGGTTTATCCTTATCTGACATGACTAGCTCCCTTTCGCAAAGAAATTAGGAAAAAAATAATTAAGCGCCAAACACAAACCCGAAATTGCCGAAAGAATGATAATCCATAGTAGAAACCCGTTTACGACCCAGAAGTGCGCGGATCGCTTCAGATTATTTTCGTCATTGCGGGTAGTCGCACTGACCAACCGCTCAATAAGAAATTCCTCAAAATCGCCCGCTGCGCTCCCCTCCACTCCTGCATTCACCTTGTAATACTCCAATATCTTTTTCCAGGTATCCAACAGCTCTTCAGCTGGCGGAAGCTTTTTATGCAAATAACCCCGCATCGCCCGCAGAACCCAGATGACTGCAAGAAAATAAAGCACCACCGACATGAATGAAAAACCAAGACTAATCAGACTCGGTATCGTTTTACCCGGCCACGCACCACGAATCAGGAATGCAAGCCCCCCAGCCACCACCGTCAAAATACCGACATAGATGCCGACACGCGTATCCTGTTGAACCTTTCCCTCCAGTTCTCGAAAGTAAAGCTCTTTGGCAAAGCCGATATCCATGAGCTTACCCCCTTTTTTCCTCTACCTTACCACAAAACGCCCTTCAGGATGCCCTAGGACGAGAGATCTCGGGTGTGGCCACCCTCTGTGTGTGGACAATTCCGTGATAGAATCGGCACCATTCCAAGGAGTTCACCATGGACGACGAAACATTGGCCTTAATCACCACCATCTGTTCCCTATTGACCGAGAAAAAAGTTCCTCCAGTCGCCGTGGAACGGGAATATAAGCAGGCCTGTAAGCGAATCGAACACTATCGTCAGACACAAGCTTCACAACGCACTTCTCCTTACGATGACCAAGGCTAACCACAAAACGCCCTCCAGGATGCCGGAGGATACGGGATCTCGGCTTGCGCCGCCTTCCGGACAATTCCGTGATAGAATCATCTTCCCAAAAAACCTCCGCGTGGAGACAGGGGGCGATGAGTGATACCACTTCTCTGGGCAATCGTAGTAATCCTTGTTCTGATACTGATTGCGGTGGCAAGCCAACGGGACAATGGCACTGAAGAAAAGATTCTTGAGAAGCTTGGAGATATTGAAGAGGAGCTTAAAAAGCTCAACAGTACTCTTGAGGAAATCAATCAAAAAATTGAGAGCGCGGATGATGACGAATCGGGATTCACTGAATATCCGTAGCAACACACCAACCAAGGAGGGTAAAATGGATATCCTGACTGAATGGGATAGCCTTAAAAAGCTATTGCAGAATTTCTCGGGCCAAAAAGTCGAAGATGATGAATTGAGATGGGCACCTGATAAATATCAGGACTCTTTAAATCCAGAGTTTTTGCAGCTCGGTCGCGTCGCAGCAACACTGGGAACCAATACAAAAGTCATCGGAAAGATTGACGTTTGTTGGATTCTATTCGGCAAGCGAGTTGCTAGAGGAGAGTGTGAGGTTCCAACCAACCGTCCGAAGTTAGAGCAAAGGAGATGGGGCATAACTCCTGTAGAAAAACAAGGTTCCTGTTTTTGGTTGGTTGAGCAGCTGGGTAAACGTCCTCTTTCCTCCGCACAACTAGCAGAGAGGATTAAAAGCGAATTGATCCGTTACCACAAAGAGTTCGGCGAATATTTGAAAACCCTGCAATTACACTAATGTTACTCCTGTCCCCGCGCGTACCACCCAAGCCGGTGGCTAGTACCGCTCTGTCTCTATAGCGCGGAACACTCCCGGCTCCCGAGCGTGCTTTCCCTGGGCGGGCGTCCGCCGCCTGAACCGCGAACAAAAAGAAATCCCCCCGCTGTCTCAAGCAACGGGGGGAAAATCGGCTTAGAGCGCCATCAGCCGCTCAATCACCTTTTGCGCGTCCTTCGCGTCATCGACCGCCAGCACTT